GGACTTTGCTGGTAACAGCAATATCGGCGCAACAATTGCCTCGACTAAGTTCCCAAGCCAGCAGCGTCTAGCGGGTATCAATGAAGCCCTGCTAATGATCAAGCAGATCCTAGAGACCGCCAACAGCATGAAGGGCGGAAGGATGCCGACCATTACTGGCGGGGCTGCTGGTGGTGGCAGGTTCCTTGTTAGCAGCCCTACAGCAAGGAGAATTGGCGCGCGACAAGCCGCACTTGCTGCAAGCATTCAAGGCCCCGGTTTTGGCCACCATGGTCAGGGTGATAGATTTGGGTCTGGAAGAGCCGCAGCTGCACGTGCAATTCCGCTCCGACAAAGACTGGTCTACTACGAACAAGCCCGCGCTGAGCGCGAGGCTGCTGCTGCGAGTCGCGGTCAACGAGCGCCACGTGAGCGATCTGCCCAAACGGGTGGCGGTGGGAATAGATTTGGTGGCGGAAGGCAGACTGCACCTGCGGGTCAGTTCGGTGTCCCGCGACAAATCGGCGGCCCGATGGGCCCACAAATCTCGACTGGCGGAGTGCAGCAGTTCTCCAATGATGCAATGGGAATCCTTGGGAATCTTGCGCAGCAAATCAGGTTCGGTTTCACGCAGGAAATAACACGAGAAATTGCCCAATCCTTTGGGCGCATCCTTGCGCATCTAAAAGACGGCATTGTCAAGTTTAACTCAACTCTTGAGACGGCAACAGTTGCGTTCCAAACACTCTTTGAGAACGAGCAAAAAGCTCAGGGCATGGAAGTTAACTTTAAGAGGGCAAAAGATGAGGCAGAAGGCCTTGTCAATCAGCTTAAGATATTTGCCAACGTAACGCCATTCCGATTCCCGCAACTTGCAGAGTCTGCGCGAAGAATGCGCGCGTTTGGATTTGAGACTAAGGAAATTCTTCCAAATATGCAAGCCATTGGCGACGCAGTGGCGGCCCTCGGTGGCGAAGACGATAAGATCTTTAGAATCACCTACGCGCTTGGTCAAATGCGCCAAGCAGGTCGCGTCTACCAAAATGACATGATGCAGCTGGCAAACGCCGGTATTGCTGGTTACGACATTCTCTCCAAAGCCCTTTTGCAAGACTTTGTAAAGCTTGGACAACTAAGCTTAAGCCATAACGGAAAAGTTATTGATCAAACGACAATTCAAACCGAAGATGGATACAAAGCGCTTGTTGCTGCGGTAAACGCAGCGACGGAAGATGCGACAAGGGGCCAGGTAACGATTGCTAAGTCAACAAGTTCTGAGATTGCAAACATCTTTACAAGAGTTTCTAAAGACCCAATTGAGGCAATCCGTGACTTGACGCAAAGCGGCCAGATTGCAGGTGGCGCAGCATCAAGTGCAATTATTGAAGGCCTTGGACAGAACTACGGCGGCGGCATGAGAAAGCTCTCAAAGACGTTTGAAGGGGCTTTCTCTACCCTTGCCGACGTGACTCAGGCATTCGTTGCAGACATTACAAGGCCAATCTTTAATTCAATTCGCGACGAAATGATTGACCTTGGAACATTCCTCCAGTCAATGTTTGTTTCTAACCTTGTAAAGAATGTTGCAAAAGGATTTGAGAAGATTGTAGGCCCAGTACAAGAAGTTATTGGATCAATATATCAGGCAATTTCCGCTGTTATTACCGGAATTATTCAGCTATTTGGAGAATTTAGCGGCGCGTTTAGTCTAATGGATAACAAAGTTGTTCGAGTTGTTAATGGGGTATCGGAAGTAAGAACAACATTTGAAAAAACAACAGGGGCAGGTCAGGAGTTTATTGCAAAGATTGGTAGCGGACTTAAGGTCGTTGCCGACCTATTGCAATTCCCTCTTGCAAAGGGCCTAGCTGCGGCGGCAGTTGGCCTTAAGCTTATCTCTGTGGCATGGAACATGAATCCCATACTTCTTACCCTTACCGCCATAACAATATCGCTATCAACCCTAAAAGATTTCCTCTCAAGCGATGCGGGCTCTGGGTTTGCAAGAGGGATATCTGGAATGGCTGCGTCCCTGACGGACCTTGCAAGAAGCTTTAAGCAGAAAATTATGCCACTTCTTGCAGATATTATGCAGGGTATTGGATCGCAGTTCTTTGTATCGCTACTTGCCACGTTCGGCCTAATGATTCCGATTCTTCAAAAACTTCTTGCCCTTGTTAACACTCTCTTAGAATTAATTAATGCTCTGCCGTTTGTGCCAGACGTGCTCGGTTTGGTTGCTGGATTCTTGCTTATGAGAAAAATGCTTGCCCCACTTGGTCAGATGATGCTAGGAAAATCCGCCACTGTTGATGCCAGGGGAAATCCAATTGCAGCGACAAAGGGACTCATCGGAACGCTGGAGTCCGGAATTAACACGATTACAGCAAAACTGCTTCCATACTCAAAACTTGTTGATCCAGCCGGAAAGATTGTCGCGCAGAGGGGGGTACCACAGGTTCCAGTTGGGACCCTTGGCAAACCTGGTGCCCCAACTGGATTCGGGGCAGTTGCAGGTAATATTCAGAAGGTAGTTATCCCGGCATCTGAAAAGAAGATGCTCTCAAGCCAAATGCTGAAGCAGCTCCTTGCAAGTGGGGCTATTAGATTTGATGAGTATAAGTTGGCCATGGAGGCTCGCAGGGCGGCAATGGAGGCAGCTGCAAATTCCGGTACCGGACCTGGTGGTATTAGTGGGCTAAGAAAACTTGCGCAAACTGGCGGAGGCAGATCCGCTGCGCTTAAGGCGCTTGGTGGGGGCTTTACGGAATCTTCGCTTGGGGCGATATATAAAATTGAGCAAGGTCTTGGGGGAGCAATTAATAGGCTCCTTCTTGTTCTGCGAAACTTGAAGGCATTTGCATTTGCTGGGGGGAAAATAAAAGCCTCATCAGACGCAATTAAGTCCCTTATCAAGGCACTTTCGGTTGGGGCAAGGGCTATTCCAAAGTCCGCAGTAAGCGCAATTAGCAAGCTAATGAAGTCATTTGTTCTTGCCTCCGCGCTAAAGGTTAACTCTACTATCTTCAGCATTGTTCCAAAAGTATTTGTTCCATTTATGGAGCAAATTAAAGCAACCGGACCAAGGGGAACCGGCGGAGACATTGTTGGTAGCGTAAGAAGAGCTGCCGCTGCCGGAATGAACAGGGCGGGAAGGCTTTCCCTTGCCGGCGCACAGGTTCCATTTGCAATGCCAAGACAAGGAGTCACTGGTGGGCCTATTGGGTATCTTGTTCGGGCAATCCGCGGACTTCGTCCAAACAGGCTTCCGTTTGAGGCGCCGGGACGAACAACAGCCGCTGCCGCACAGAGAACGGGCGTAATTAATCGCACAATACAAGCAGTTTTGCAGAGAATACCAACGCAAGTGCCAGTTGGAACCCTTGGGGCTCCAGGTAGACCTTCTGGATTTGGGGCAATAATTGGAAGGCTTGAAAGAGTCCTTCTTAACGTTACGCAGGGGAGCGTGGCGCAGACCCCCGGTCGCATAAGGCCACAGGTTCTTGGCGGGTCTCCTTCGATGTATGGGGTTTCAATCTTTAAGGTAATTCAGGAAAGAATTAAGTACCTGGCCTGGAAGCTTGGCGACACGGCTGGCCTCTATACCGCAAGAATAACAACGGCGCTTGAGAAGTCATTCCTGGCATTCGACAAAATGATGCGCCGCCTAGCGGGCGCCCCAGCAAGAATCTTTACCATGCAGAACCTTGACAGGATAATTACCAGATACGCGGAAGGAATGGTAAGGGCATTCACGCCAAAGACTGCTCCTATAGCAGGGTTCCTTGCTGGCGGCACCAAGAAGGCCCCTACAGAACTTTTCGCGGGGCTAAAAGACGCTATTGCTAGAAGAGTAGTGCCAAATACGCTTGTAGGTGGGCCAGGCTCAACATTTACGGACAAGATATTTGCTGGGGCAGACAAGCTTTTCAGGGTTTCAGAGCGGTTTGCAGAGGCGATGGTCAAGGCTTCTGCCCCAAGAACTGTACCAATAGAAAAGTTCCTTGCTGGTGGCACTGTCCGCGCCCCTAGGGAATTGTTTGCCGGCCTGAAAGACGCAATTGCAAGAATTGTAATCCCGGATAAATTTACACAGCCAATAAGCCTATTCCAGCGGGCCGTAATGTTCTTTAGGTCGGCAACTACAAACTTTGGATCTTTTGTCAGGGCAATTGGAAGGGCTGGCAGTAGCGCCGCGGGCAGTATTGCCGGCGGCGTTGCGCGAGGTGCCGCAGGTGTCGCCGCTGGCGGGGCTGCTGCGCTTCTTGCGCTTAAGCAATCAAGAGCAATGCAAAACGTTACTAGCCAATTAAAGAGCGTTAGCGGTGGTATTAAGTCAGTTATCTCGAAGTTTGGCGTATTTGCCTTTGCCCTTCAGGGCATTATGACGGTAATGACTGCCCAGGAAAGGATGAAATCAGAAAAGAATAACGAGGGCGCCATTATTGCTCAGGAGGGAGCCGGACTGGCCGGGTCCGTTGGCGGGTTCTTTGCAGCCAAGGGACTTGGCAAGATGATTGGCGGAACGATCGGAACATTCCTGGGCGGAGGATTTGGAACAATACTTGGCTCAATTGTTGGCGGCGCGGTTCTCAGCGCAATAGCCGGATTTGTTTTCCCAAATCAAGAGATTACCCCTGCGGATCAGGATAGGGAAGCAAAAAGCCTCGCAATTAACGAGTACATGGCTGACGCAGTGATGGACGCTACGGAATTTACTCAGCTTCTTACTGACTTTGATTTTACGCCAATAGAACTTCTTGACAGAAACGTGGATTACTATAAAAGTGTTCAAGCCGTTTTTGACTTAATTCAAAATGGGGCATCCACAATAGTTCCATCACTAGGCGACTCTCTAGACTACATGCTTAAGGGCCTCGGCTCTCAGGCTACCGAAAAGAAAGGCGGAAAGGATGGAGTAAGTTTTTCTGAGTATGCGAATTCCTTAACAGAGCAAGTTAGGGCCAAGATGGCTAAGTATTACGAAAACCTTGGCAATAGCCCAATGGAGGCAATGATACTTGCGCAGGCGGAAATTGCAAAAGCAATTGCCGCCATGGGCCAGGTTACAACGCTTAGCGACGCCCAGTCGTTGCTTAGTCAGCTTGCAACCAGCTGGGAGGTAAATCCGGAAGCGATTAAGGGGTTTGGTCTATTCATCGGCGGGGCAACTGCGGGACTTGAAAAGCTTCAAACTAGACTAGAAAAAGTTAGAAGCGAGTTCCAAAAGCTTGCCGGAAGGCTCCAGTCAAGAGTCAACGCGGTATTTGAGCAGCAAATGGCCAAGGCCCTGGAGAAGGCAAAAGATGCATTCCTTGCAACGCAGATAGTGATGGTTGATGGGGCTGAGACAAACATCCTTGCCCTGCGAGAGGAAATTGAGGCTACAGAAAAGCGAAACAGGCTTCTTGCTATTGAGAAGAAGCTGCGGGATGCCGCAAGAAGCGTTGAGATGGCAAAGCTTGGTCAATATGACGCGTCCATGGACCCACTTGAGGCCGCCGCAAGAATGCGCGAAGCTCAAGAGGCGCAGACTGAAGCCATAAAGGACGCTGCCCTTGAAAGGAAGAAGATTGCTCTGGAGGAGGCAATGGTAAGTGATCCTGTAGTTGAGGGTCTTGAAAATATTGACGAAAGATTTGAAGCAGCAAGAATGAAGTTCCAAGAGGGGATGGAGGATATTCTTGACCTGGTTGAGGCCGGAAAGCTTACGGGGTCACAGGCTGCCGCAAAGATTAAGGCGCTCTACACAACGACACTTGGCGAAGTAGGCGTGCTTGACGCAAATCTTGATCTTGACGCAAGAAACTTTGGAGATGCGTTCCTTGGCACATGGGATTCAATCCTTAAGAAGTTTACCGCCATTGTCACAAAGCTCAAGAGGGCTATTTCTGCGGTTAATAACTTTGATCCAAACGCTGGGTCTAGCGACAACACAGACCCGTCGACGCCAACAAACGGAACTGGTGTATCTCCGCACCCAATGAACGATAAATACGACCGCCTTAATCCGGTGCCTGCGCCTCCGTCAACCCTTGGGGCGGCAGCAATTCAGAAAGCCGCAGCAAAGAGATTCACTACGTTCTTGAACGTATTGCAATTCGAGGTTGACAATGCAAATATTAGATACACAAATCCTTTTGACGCCTCAAACTACAGTACGGGCCTTGGCAGCTCCCTGAAGGAATTTGGTCCGGGCGGAACAATGTCGGCTGCTTTGAGCAAGATAAGAAGCTCGAAAGACCCGATGAAGCTTATGGACGGCGCAAGAGACGGGCTGAGAAAATTCTTTAACGTCAAACTTACTGACGGCAGCGGAAAGCTTAGATTCCCACTTGCTGGAATGGCCAGCGGCGGTGAGGTTATGGGCGTGGGGGGGATGTTCCAGGTTGGGGAAACGGGCAGGGAGACCCTACAGGTTGTCCCTGGTGGCGTTGCCAGGATCTTCCCGCGAAGAATCCGCCCAATTAACCAGATCGGCATGGCTGGCGGAAGCGGCGGCGGGGTCAATGCAAGTGTTATAATCAACAACCCAACGGTCAGAAACGATCAAGACATTCGCAAGCTGGCAGATGCCGTGGGCAAGGCGCAGTCGTCGCTGTTGAGGTCCGCGGGCATCGGGAGAATATAAATGGCTGATGTACGGGTATATGTAAAGCTTAAGTACGAGGGCACTACCGCGGCCTTCTACGACATTAGTAGGCGCGTCAATTACGAGTCCATGACGTGGGAGGGCAACAGCGAAGGCACAAGCGCCAACGCAAGCATTGCGCTCTGGACTATTCTCCCTAAGTCTTCCCTTAGCGTTTTGGAGTACGCGGGCGCAACTGAGTCAGACAAAATTAACGCGGCAATACTTGACGAGTCATTTGTTCTGGAGATTCCAAGCAAGACTGAAATCCGAATTGTTGATGTTTCAACTAGCCCAGATACTGTTCTTTTTGCGGGCTATGTCACAAGGGTATCGACCCAGAGAGACGGTGGTGCAATCACTCAAGAGATTGAGTGTGCCGACAACACCGCGCTACTTGAAGAGCTAATTATTGCGGACTTTTATGGTGCAAGAGATTCTCGGGACATCGACATCATCAACGGTGGCGACGGGATCTCGACAAGCGCCGCGTCTCTGCCGCCTATCGTTGGTCAGGTTGACGGCCTCCAGGTATCATCTGAAGCGGTCGGAGGAAGCCTTACAGACGGAGTTTACAAGGTTCGCGTCCAGGCGAGGAGCACAACGCTTCTGGGAAGGGATTCCTCCGCCCCTCAGTATTCTCAGGTCACATCAGAAATTAGCATTACTCTCAGCGCCGGCACGAGTACCCAGAGGCTCAAGGTCAAGTGGAAGAACGCGTCTCTTGCAAACCAGCACAGGGTTTATGTTATCAAAGATAGCGGATCATCCTACCTCGGCGACACTGCAACAACATTGCTATCCGCGATAGATATTACCGCGGCCAGCAGATCCTCTAATGTTGTCACTATCACGACCGCTTCGTCGCACGGACTTTCAGCTGGCGATCCTATCATTGTTTCGATTCCCCAGACTGCTGGATTCTCTGTAACCCTAGAAGACTACGTCATAGCGACTGCGACAACAACAAACACTATTTCTTATGCAAGCGTTGGGAGCGACGGCTCAGCTACTATCACTGGCGCAAAGCTGACATCAGGATCGTCTGGGTATATTTCAAGCCTTGTGACAGCGGAGTCGCCAACAACCCTTACGTCATCTTCACCTCGTGGATGGGTTGATGGTGAGTTCTATGTTGTCGCCGGGAACACCTACAGGCTTGGCGTAGGGGACGACAATATCAGGGGATGGCAATACCCCATCTCTATTTTTGACGCGCTCTTTGACAAGAGCATGATCACCGCAGGCACCCTCGACATAGACACGTATGTCAACGCCGTCGACACACAGTACCGATTTAGCCCATACCTTCCAGAGAGCGACACCGCGAACTATGAGCAGTACGGCGGCAGGAGCGTGCGCAATGTTCTCGACTACATCTCCCAGAAGAGCGGCGGCGAGTTCTGGGTGGACAAGGGTGAATTTGACGGCTCTGGTAACTACAAGGCATACCTCCACTACGGAGCGAAGACGCCCAAAGAGCTTGTCACAAACGGCATCTACGACGGGAGCATTGACGGCTGGACGACGGCGTCTGGGTTCACCTTGCAGTCCGCAACGAGCGGCCCATACGGGGCTGGATACAGCGTATCTTCAAGCACTGACAGCACGAAGATAGAGACAGCCGTATCCAGCAGGGTAGCAACATCCCCCGGAAAGAAGTATTTCTTCTCCGTTCGTGGAAAGTTTAGTGCCCATCAAAACCGCTGGGGAGCGTACATTGTCTGGTACGACTCTGGCGGAACCGAGCTTTCAACAACGCACATGGGCAACCTTCCGGGCGCGCCAGTTGGGGTCTGGAGAAAAGTTTGGAAGATCTCGCAGGCTCCGGCAAGCGCGGCATATTTTGGTCTTAGGGGTCAATGCCAGCCACACGATGGTGGATCGGCATCATTTACTGACTGGAGCGCAGTGGAGATTACCGGCGCCATGGGATACGGCGATTTTGAGGACCCCTCTGAATACTCTGTGCCGATTTACGAGATGGAAGTTCCCAGCAGCCCTGTGGAGTCGGGAAACTCCGCCAACAGGCTACACCTGTACGCCGTATTCCGCACCAGGGACGCAGATGGAAATAAGGTTGCCCTTACCGATGAAAGCGGAAACCCAGTTCAGTATGTGGACTATGACTTTATCCCGGGGATTTGGGCAACTAACGGCAAGATTATTGAAACAGCAAAAACTGACGACAAGGTTGAGACGCTTGAGGATGCGCGCCTGGCCGCGCAGGGATTCTGGAAGGAAAACGGCTTACCCATTGAGTCCTATGAGTTTGACATTCGACCAAGAGACGCCTACGACGCGATCTATCCAGTCCCCGAAGTTGGAGACATTGTTCCGTTTATCTGGAACACAATGGAGATTGCAAAGCCGCTAATTGTCAAGTCCGTCAAGGCAAAGATGCTTGGCATGGACGTTGTTTATAGTATTACGGTTGGTGGTGATGTTCGCCTTCAGCGTAACTCATTTATCCTTGTTAGCGAGCGGCTAAGAGAGCTTGACAAGGTAAACCCAGTGCCGCCAACCCCTGCGCCACCGTCGGAAATTCACGCAGTCGCAAGCATTCAGTCCGCTACTGTCAGCTGGGATTTCAATGAGGACCTTGAGAGAAACAAGAATATCTCTTCGTTTGAGGTACAGCGTCAAGACGGAATTTTTAAGGCCATTACGAACGTAGCACGAGCCGCAACGACCGTAACAATAACCACCTCTTCCGCCCACGGGATAGTTAATGGCGACAAGGTAAGAATTGAGATGGACAACGACATCTACGGTCAGGCATCAAACAAGATCGAGGGTGAGTGGATCGTCACCGCAACTACAACAACCACTTTTAGCTACACGTCAGTTGAGAGCGGAACAATCACCTCTGTTGCCGCAACTGGGTGGGCAATCTACAACTTTACTGAGTTTAGGACAATACAGAACACTAAGGCTAACTACATCAATGACAACGGCCTTTCATACGCCCTGAACTATAGGTATCAGGTTCGGGCAATGAGCACGGACAACACCGCAAGCGAGATGAGCGATGACTCAGAGGTTGTCAGCCCGATTCAGATTAAGGGCGAA